CGGGTTACTTGCTCCCATGACCATGGTTCTTACAGGTCCATCAGCCGGTAATAATTCTTTATATGCCAACGCTTGAAACTGCGTAACCGCTTCTGCAAGTACCGGGTGAGTTGCACCACTAGCTCCTTGGAAGGGTTGAGTTCTATTGTCATATTTAAATCCTAACAAATCTAAACCAACAATGTAAGCTCTTTCCCAATCTCCACGTGAAAATTTATATTCTCTGTAATCGTTTTGTAATTGATTGCCAATTTTATCTGTTATGTCTTCAGGGAGTAAATCATTTAGATTGGCAAACGGATCGCCTTCGTCAGGCATATCAATTTGATTGGGATCAAAGTCTATAGTTGCTCCCATCTCATCTTCTGTGATCTCTACTGGTCCTTTAGTGGTTTCTTCCGTAAGGTTAACTTCCGCTGCAACTTCTTCGTCGGGTCGTTTAACGTTCGGGAGACCTTTATCGATATCTGCCATATTTATTCTCCTGTATTGGTTTATCTTGTTTTTTATCTTTAAGCAACCCTTTAGGATCAGGTCCTTTCAAAGGTGGAATAGCATTCCATTTAACATGTTTCATGTTTTTTACAAGTGTTGGATTCTCCGTGGTTCGTGGTTCAGGGACCGTGGACTTTGGTCTTGTTAGATAATGCATCATCTGCGAGTATTCTTTAATTTTCATTCGCCTAACATTCCTGCAAGTCCACCGGATGAGAAACCGACACTCGGAAATTCTAACATTTTATTTCTTCTTAATAACCAACGCACGTAGTCGTTTGCTTCACCGGGACTATAACCATTATTCTTAAGTTGTTTTTTAAATTCTAAAATTTCATCAACACTATATTTCCCGTGCATAGGTGAACTGCCCTCGGCCAACGGAACACGGCCCCCGGATGCTTTTTTAGTTATAATGTCTATTGTATCTTTTATAGTTGATCTAACTCTAGAGTCAGACCATACGTTTGTACTTCCTGGTACTTTATCTAAATTTCTCCATTGATCATTGTCATAATGCCAGTTTCCTTCTTGGACAAAATCATCTATATTTTCTTTTGTAGTTTGTTTATTAAATCTCTCTTTAAATCTTTTAAACTGTTTTATTCCTGGTCCAAAAATTTTATGAGGCCAATTAGGACGCGCATAGTAAGTAGGATCTGGAGCACCTCCTTTTACTTTAGAAACCCCATCTTCTATTAAATCATCAACTGAAGTAGATAATTTATTTTTTTTAGCTGCCTTTAATATTTTTTTAGCATCTATAGGATCTACATTTCCATGTTTAATAGTTTTTTCCAACATCTTATTATCTTTATAAAATTTTTTAAGAAACTCTTTTCCAGCTTTAGTGTTGCCTACAAGATCAAAATTCATAAATCCTGAAGTTCCATAATCGACATCATCATTTACAAAGTGTTTTTTAAATTTAATTCCAATGTCTTTTTTAGCTCCTACTTTAAGAAGACCTCCTAGTCCAATAGATTTTAATGCCACCATTAAACCACTTGTAGCTGCCATGATATTAAAATCTCTACGACTTTGACCCGCGTCGGTTAATTTTTGATCTACTAATTTTTCTAATGTTTTCCCATCTTTTACCTTACCCATTGCTTTACTAGCTTTGCTTAATAAAATTTGTCCTGCCTTAAATGCGCCACCGGTTGGTACTGCTATTTCAGTTCCAAGACCTAAAATTCCTCCAACTGTTTTAGCGTCATCCGGTCTTTTTTCTCCCATGCCTTCAACCAAGGATGTTAGTCCAGTATTCTCGGACCATGAACCGGGAGTAATATTTTCTATTGCCTCCATAAACATTTCTTTATTCGGTTTTTGTTGAATTAACTTACTTCCCAATTCACCTGCTGCAAGAGGGAGTTTAGATAAAGTTTCAGCAGAATTAACCAGTCCTTGTAAAGCTTTACCACCGTAATAAGGAACGTTACGCGCATCTACCATATTACCGACTCTACTCATAATTCCTTCACCTTCTTTAAAACCGATTCTTCCGCCTTGAGCTTTTCCAATGTGCTTGTACCAAAGGTCTGGTCCAATGTTTTTTTGGAAGAACTCGAAAGTCATCCCTGAATCATCATGTCCCCCTTTACCACTATAGAAATAATCTCTCATCCAACTTTCACTTGGAGTCATTCCTGCTGCAAGACCTACACGACCCCCTTTTTCAAAGCCTCCCAAAGATAGCCCCCACATAAACTTTTCCCATGGTCCCATATTCTTCCAAGTACTTTCTAGAATATTTTCACCTGGTGAAGGTGGCTTCCATGAGCCATCTTTAAGACCGATTCGTCCGCCTTCAGCTGCTTCTAATACTGGACCAGAACCAATTCCTAGTCTTTCTTCTATATAAGGTTTTTCTCTCTCTTCCTTTTCTCTATTTTTTAAATATTGTTGATACTCTTGCCATGTCTGCATTAATTTTTCTTTTTGAAATTGTTCCCAAGATGAACCTTCTGCGTAAGGCATTCTAGAATTCTGATCATCTTCACCGAGCAAATAATTTAAGCCGTTTCCGGTTCTCTCACCCAGCATGCCTGCGATACCACCTTCTGCCTTAAGATTAGGCGGCTTTTTAGGAAAAGGAATAACGTTAGATTTTTTTAGACCTGGAGGCGTAGGTACTTTTGTATATTTCCTTGCATTTAAAACATCTGCTAATGGATTTGGTTTTTTAGGAACAATTTTAGGTTTAAATCCTTGAAAAGGGCTTTTAGGAATCTTAATACCTTCTAAATTTTCTATAATTTTTTCCCACTGTTTAGGTGAGGTGTTCTTTTTAAACTGTTCTATAATTTTTATACTCTCCTTATTTCTAAATGGAACGCTGAAATCTAAAGTGTTATCTTCTTTAATTTTTTGACGAACTTGTTTAGTTGAAGTCTTTTTTATCACATCATCATAAAGATTTTTTGCTTTTTGCAAAATAGCTTTCGGATCAGGAAGTTTTCCTTTATCATAAAAATGATTATAAGCTTTTTGTAAATATCGTTGGCCGTGCTTCCAGCCTTGCGCTGCCGCCCATTGTAAAAATTTCATTCTGCCCATTAGTAATATTCCATCTTCCTAGGCGGTTGTTTTTCGTCAAGATAATCTTCAGGATGCTGGATAAATCCGCCCTGCCTGAAGCGCATCACAGCCATAGTCATAGAATCGACTAGATCGTCATGATCACCGTGCGGGAATGCTGCACATTCCTCAATTACCTCTTCTGAAAATTTCTGGTCGGGTGCCCAAATCATTCCAGATTCAAAAAGAGGTGCACATGTGTTTACTCTGACATGCTTATCATTTCCTTTGCTCGGTGTAAAGGTCTGAACTGGAATATCCATTTGTCTTAGCTCATACGTCAATGGCAGTCCAGATGCCTTCGCTTCGATGATGACCATCTCTGGTTTCCAATATTTGTACTGGTCTAAGGCAACACGACGAAGTTCTGGAAACTCATAACGCTCTTTTACACAATCTAGCAAAATTAAGTTCGCTGGTTTACCTTCTTCAGGATAAAACACTCCCCAAGTCGTAATAGCAGAGTAATCGGCCGTTTCTTTTTTCATAAAAGCAGTGTCATAGCTTTGAATTATATAATGTATGTCTGGTGGGCTGTCGTCTTCCCATTTACGCCACCATTCACGCTTTATAAGCGCTCCTTCTTCAGAAGTTGGTCTTTGCATCCACTGTGCATTCCATTTACCAACTGGAAGGGTTGTTTTAACTTTTTCTAGCTCTTCTTTGTTCCAATACTCAGGCCACACTGGTCCGTGGTCCATAAGCGCCGGAAATTCTACCACTTCCCATTGATCACCCTTCACTTCTTTCTGATTCTTCATTAAAATTCCTGTTAAATCCTTTTTTGACCATCTAGTCATAACGAGTACAATCTGTCCGCCTGGTTGAAGTCTTTGTCTTGGACCAGAAGTGTACCATTCATAACAATTCTCAAATGCATTAGCTGACATCGCATCTTGCTCCGAGTGCGGATCATCAATAATTAATAAGTCAGCACCCCGTCCAGTGATTGCTCCACCGACACCTGCAGCGAAATACTCGCCGCCTTGTGCTGTTTCCCACCTCCCAGCGGCTTGCGAATCTTCTTGTAATCTAGTTTTAAAAATTTTTCCGTACTCTTCTGAATCAATTAAGTGCTTGGCTTTTCGACCAAATCTGATGGCTAATTCTCCTGTGTGCGTTACTTGAATGATTTTGAGTTTCGGATTACGGCCCACCATCCACGATGGAAGTAAATAAGACGCAAATTCTGATTTTGTATGCCTTGGTGGCATGTTGACAATTAATCTATTTATTTTTTTATTGGCCAGATCATTAAATTTTTGTGCAATGTGTCTGTGATGAGCGCCTTCAATGAACTCGGGCCAAACACACTTGACAAAGCTTAAAAAATCATCTTTAGCTTTATTTTGAATTCTTTTTTCAGCATACATTACTTGGAGTTGGAGGAATTGTTTTCTAACGTCAGCAGGAAGCTTACTAATATCAACAGTATTTAAATTCATAAAAATTTTTTATAATTTTTTTGCACCTTTTAAGGTGTTCAACATGTTTTTAACGGCATTAACTCTCTAAATCAAGCAATATAACCCAGAGTAGTGGGACCCCTTTTTATATTAAAGGGGATCGATGTTTAAGCGCGCGATTTGATTGGGATTGGGTCTGGTACCACTATTGATTGGGTGATCAGGGGGCGCACAACTTGTGCGTGTGGGTGAGTGTACGTCCAACAGGACGTACACGGTTTGTGTTCTGTTAATTATAGGGTTTTAGGACTATCGGTCACCTTAAGCCATGCTCCATCTCTTACAACTTCAGTTAGTTCATGAGCATAGATGCTACCTGCTTCAGCGTATAATCCTGCATCTTCCCCGTTAGTAAAGATTAAAATAGTCTTCTTTAATCCTCTACCTTGCTTTGGACTTTCCAACAGCTTACCACTAATAGGTGTGCCAAGTTGAACGCTGCGAATCATGTCCCCCTTTTTTAAGTTCTTATATTTAATTGTTGCCATAACTTCTCCTGTATTTGTTAAGCCTTATCCTACACTATCCCTGTTCCGTGGTCAAGTAATAAATTGCGCCAACTATTATTGGCGCAAGAATTATAGTTAGTAATGTTGTTGGAATACAGATCATTAATACCTCACCGTCCAACTATCTGTCGCAGTTCTATAACCACCCGCAGTTATATCCCAATAGATATAAAATGCTCTTCCTGCTTTTGATGTATCTTGAATTGATTTATCATCATTCAATCCATCACGCGTTATAGTCTTTTTATCCTTTGCGGATTTGTAAGTAATCTTAAAGGGTTTCTGTATCCAGTTGATCATATCTTCTCCCCCTCCTGTATTTTGATTCTTACTTCTTTTTCTTGTTCAGCCAGATATAGTTTCATATCCATAATCATTTCTAATCTTGCATGTAGACTTGAAGATTGAGAAATCTTTGAATACGATTTAGATAAGTCAAACATGACATCTGCTATACCGCTGGTTTTTTCTTTTGTTTGCATAACTTCTCCTGTATTTGTTAATGGGGAGATTATATCCTATAATCTCCCCATTGTCAATAGTTAATTATGCTCTATTGCTTTTGGTTCTTCATGCCATGATACACCTAGATACTTTGTCATGTGCTTGTTTAAAGTTTCAATCAAAGTTGCTGGCGCTTCACTTTCCATGATACTATCCAACGCTGAACGCTTGATCCCCTTCAATTTAGCAAGCTGCTTGCCTTCAGGTCTTTTTTCTATTTCCCTTTCAGCAAGTGTTTTAGCCCAGGTTCTAATTTGATCTTCACAATCTGATACTGTTATTTTCTCATCATCATCATCACGAGACAGTTTATAACTCAAGTCCTCCTTCATCTCTTTAGTAGTTGCTTTTTTCTCAAAGAAACTTTGTGCTGAAGTCTGCGCCTTTGTCAGATTTTCTTCAGCATCTTGTAAAGCATCAATGATCCTTTGTGCGCCTATTTTGATTGCAAGTTTCTTACTTGCTTTGTTAGTTGCTTCAGTTGTGAACTGTTTAACTAACAATTCTTGTTCTTCAATTAGAGGGTTTAGATTTCTCTTAACTTTGTCTCTAAAATGCTCTAATTGGTATTTTGTCATTTTTGGCATATATTCCTTTCTAATAGGATAATCCCATAAATACTGTCTCATGTCAAGCGCAAAAATGCGCACAACCTGTGGTTGCATTGTTTATACTACTAACCACCATCCCCAGCCACCGTCCAAGTGTATAGGATAATCCTACTAATGTCAAGAAGTTTATTTAAATAAAGTTGTTGCTTAATATATCTCCTATGTTATAAATGATCATAGGCTCCTGAGATATGAGCCTTTATAATAACTGTCTCGGGACAACTTCTGGTTGTCGAGCCTAGTCTTTCATACTTTCTATGGCGCTAAGCGACCAGAACTGATCCCTGATCTATTGGAGCTATTGGTTTGATCCCGATGTTATCCGATGGATCAGGGATCAGGTGTCGTGTCGTATGGCGTTGGAATGTCCAGCCGGAGAAATCCGCTTGCCACGAGATGGCTGATCCCTGATCCATTACTTACTGTCACGGGTGCACAGCGTGACTATCGGTGATGGATCAGGGATCAGGAATTAAGCTTCAAGCTTCAAGCTTGACAATGGTTACGGGATAGTATAGGATTAACTTAGAAAGGAATAAATATGGATACAGCACAATTAAAAAGAATAGCGGATGCAATAGAAGAGATCCTGCGTCTTATTAAAAAAGATCAAGAAGACAGTGCCGCGAGACAAAGACAATGGGACGCGGAGAAAAGATGACTAAAAAATGGGACAAACTTCCACTCGGAACATGGAAGTTTATCATGTACCGAGAAGATAACAAAGGCAATCAGAAATTCTATGAGTATGAAGGTGACCACTCTAGTTTGACTGAAGGCGTTGAGAATGAATATATAACGGAAATAGATCCAAAAGATGCATAAAACTGTTAATTGGAATACCGGGCTCGCTGCAGAGCGAGCCCGAGCTAAAAGAAAACAAAAGCCTGAGCCACCGGTAGATCATAAGCGTGTTCACAAGCTGCATGATGCATGGGCCAGGGCCAACGGCTATAAGCTGCAAGCTGCAAGCCGCAAGCGCCACAAAAAAGACACAATTAAATAGTATAAGGAAGTATACAGAATGAAAGTAACAGAAGCACAAAAAATTACTGGCTCGATGACCCGGACATCAAAAATGCCGGGCCTATCATACAGCCTGCCAGCGTGGGCCTGCCAAACCGGCGCCAAGCTGCGCAAGATTCCGGGCACACCGTGCCATGGATGCTATGCACTTAAAGGAAATTATATAAGATACCCAGCTATTAAAAAAGCTCAGTACTATAGACTGGACAGCCTGGTCCACGATTCATGGACCACGGCAATGGTAGCACAAATTAAAAGACAGAAGTGGTTTAGATGGCATGATGCCGGTGACCTTCAGTCTGTTGATCACTTACGTAAAATTTTTGAAGTCTGTAGATTGACGCCGGGCACCAAACACTGGCTGCCCACACAAGAGCGTCAATACCTGCTGGCTGTAGCTCCTGATGAAGTTCCGGACAATCTTGTCATAAGGTTGTCCGGTTCGAAAGTTGATGGACCACAGCCCAGCTGTTGGACTCACACGTCGACAGTGGTCACGAAGGGCGCCAGCTGCCCGGCCCCATCGCAAGGAGGCAAGTGTAGAGAGTGTAGAGCCTGCTGGACAAAATCAATTAAAAATATATCATATGGAAAACACTAAACAAATAATATACTGTAGATTTTGCGATCGTTTAACAACAGAAGAAGTTGAAGAGATAAACAAAAAAAGCATTGATGAAGTATCCTCCACTGAAGATTGTGAAGACTGTAGAGACTGGAAATAATGGAATTCAAACACCCCAAATATTACGCGGCCCTCCGGGCCGAGAAGCGTAAGCTTCAAGCACCAAGCTCCAAGCCTCAAGCACCAAGCGAATTAAGCTCCAAGCTGCAAGCCTCAAGCCCCAAGCAGCAAGCTTCAAGCTTCAAGCCGCAAGCGACAAGCTCCATGATTCGTGAGCCTTGGTACATGTGAATAAGTTTCGAGGACCTCGGACCGAGGCTCTCGGCTATGATGAAAGTATTCTTCGGATGTGTCTTATGGAATGCAATTTGGTGTGCAGAAAATTTGAGTTTATACCCTCGGGTAACTTTTAACTCTACTGTGAAAAAGTGCCCAAAAGTATTATAGCCCAATAGATCAGGAGTACCAAGTAAGCTAAGGTTTTCAAGCCTGGTCCACACAATTCCTGATGATTTTTTACGAAGTTTTTGATATAATTTTGCCTCTGGACCCATGTCTTTATCGAGGTAACGACCTCGTGCATTAGTAATCTTTTTGGAGCTTATCTGGTAGAATAATACTAGATGGTTTTTGAGTTTTTAAAACTAATCTGTGGGCTGTATGACCTTTGAAACCAACTATAGGAGCAGCATTCTCATGCACTTCCATTCTTCTCACATCATACAACGTACCATTAACTTCACAAAATATTACAGCATTTTTCACTGCATCTGATCCTTCCGTAAAGGAAGTAAGGAACTGTTGCATATCTTGTACTCGCATTATGATAATCTATTATTTAAATGTTGAATTTGTTTTGCTAGCTTCTTATTATCTTCTTCAACCTCTGTCAATCTTGTTTGTAGTTCTCCGTTATATTTTTGATGATCGGTATTAATATCTTGGGCACTTCCTAACGTGCCTTCCAACTCGTTGACCCTAGCTTGTAATTCTTTCATCTCAGGAGAATTATTTCCAATTCCTTTTATGATTGTATTCTCTCCTTCAGCTTCTTGTACTCTCTTCTTAAGATCTAAATTGGCTTTTCCCATCTCAACCATTTTAGCAGATAGTTCTTCTATAATTTTTTTATTACCGTCTAATTGATTCTTATCTCTTATCCATTGAGATTCTTTCTGCTTATACTCCCACACTTCTTTCTTATGTTGTTCAATTAACAACATAAAATCATCTGTCTCTTGTACCTTATCTGTTATTTCATTCATTTTCTTATAATATGTTTTCTTAATGCTCTTATTAATTCTTCTACCTTATCAATGATAGAAATGAGAGACGGATCTGTAATAGAAGATTGTTGAGCTTTAAGCTCATCATACTCTTTAAGAGGTATAGTAACTGTACGTCTAGAGGTATGCTCGTCTTCATAAGTAGCTTGTTCGGCTCTTTCTCCATTTTCATGATCATCTTTCATATTGACTTTATAGGATAGTTACCTTAAATTGTCAACCATGGGAGTTCATAAAAGATTAACAGAGATGCAGAAGAGATTTGCCGAATTTATAGTATTTGGTGGACCTGAAGGACCTGTCTCACAGATGGAAGCAGCGAAGCTAGCTGGCTACAGTCATAACCGGGCAAGACAAGAAGGATCAGAGCTTATGAATCCAAGACTGTCACCACTTGTTGCAAAGTTTGTTGGGGAACTTAAAGAAGAAAGACTTAAGAAATTTGAAGTCAGTTATGAAAAACATATAGCAGAACTAGATAGAATTAAAAATCTGGCTTTGAAGAAGGGATCTTTTTCTTCTGCAGTAAACGCCGAAACCAATCGAGGCAAAGCAGCAGGGCTGTATATAGACCGCAAAATAATAAAACATGGAAAGCTAGAAGAGCTAACAGAGGAACAACTAGAAGCCAAAATGAAACAAATTCTAACCGATTACGAACCGTTATTGAATGCGAAGGTTGTTGAAGGTGAATCAATTGAGGCACCTAAAGTTTCTGAATCCTCTTCACACAAGCCAAAGGAATCATTGTCCGATCCCCAAAAGTCAAAGAGCCATCCTCATCCCGATCGTAAGAAGCAAAAAGCTTAACAGCCTTTTTATCTTTAGTGTACAACCAACCTTCATTGACAGGGAAGGCTAGTTTCATTTTAGTAAATTGTTTGTCATCAGCCCAACCACTATCACTTAAAATATCCATCCATTCAACTCTGACCTTTGAATAAGGGATATCGTCGCTGGCGCTTTGGCTTAAGCTTAATCTTCTTTTTGTTTTTCGTGGCATTATAATACTTTGAGTTGTGTTTTTCATTGAATTTATCCTAGAATTTCTCTCCTGTCATCCTCTTAAATTATGTCTTTTTGCCTTATTTCATGGTTGCGACCCTTAAAGGACTAAAATATTTTTTTCTTCTATTCGCGCTGAAAAAATAAAAAGGCTTTCGAAGTAGGTAAATTAGCCATGTTATTCCCTTAGAACCCTTGGTATACGCTGTTTTTTGCTTCGACACTTTGCCTTTCGAAGTGCTTTCGAAGTGCTTTCGAAGTGTCGAGATATTGTGGCCGAATTGTGGCAGAAATATGCATAATTGCCTTATTTGTACACTTATGTCGCAGTTTTGAGTAAAGATTGCGATACCTGCGATACCCCTGCGACACCACTTCGAAAGGCAAAGTGTCGAAGCTCTAGTCTAGGATTTATCCTCTTCAAATTCTTTCAATAGATCGGTCATATCAACCTTGGCTCGCTCCTTCTCATCATGAATGAGCTCATTATAGTGGTCTAATCTTTTAAGAAACTTATGTTTCCAGGTCCGTAAGCCCTGGTCCGTGATCCGAAATTCCTGGTAATATAAATCTGGCGTACATATCATTATAACTCCCTGTCTAATCTCACTCCCGTAGTACGCATCGTGGGCCATGGCATACGCTGCAATTTGCAGGTAATAATCTTCTATCCATTCTTCCTTCTTCGGGCGGTTGGACTGTTTAAAATCTACAATAGTCTCGAGATCATTATGAACACACACGAGATCAGTACTCCCAGCATACAACCCAGGATAGTGTAGCATAACTTCACTACCATGGTATTCCGAAACAGGTGTAAGACCCATCTCAACAATTTTTTGGGCCATGGGCTTCGCCTGGCATCCGATCTCTGTAAGATCATCGTAGCCAGTTCCCGCGATATGATGTTCCAAGAATTTGTGCATGGAAGTTCCCCGCTTTGATGATAGATTCTTAATTGCTTCTGCTTTTTCATGTCCGACCTTATTTTTCCAGGCTGTTAAATAACTCTGATTCTTTGTCTTTGCAAGGATAGTCGTAACGGATGGCAATCTCATACCCTGGAAGTCATAAAACCGGGTTCCAGTATCAACGTCCGTGATCTGTTTTCCGCTGATATAGCTGTATTTATTTGATTTTTTCATTCTTTAAATTCTTCTCCTTGTCCTTCATTAATCCTTTATGTACTTCATCTATATTGGCCCAAGTAATCTCGGAGTATCTTTTACGATACTTGTCATTTGATACTCTAGACTTTCCGTCCCATTTAGGTTTTTTCATAATTTAAAAGGGGCCCGAAGGCCCCCCATATTTAATGTACTACTCGTTCCTCTTTATTTTCGTAAGATCTAGCTAGATTTATTCTTTTAGATTTTTCTAAACCACTATCATACATTTTACTTAATGTATTAATATAGTCTTCGGTGCTTCTACAACCATCTAATTTAGCTCCACTGTTTTTAATTACAGTTTTAGCTCTTTCCACACTGAAATTAGCTCTTTTATAAGAAAAGAAGATAGTTCTAATAAACCCTCTTCTTAATTTCTCACCAGTGTATCTGATGTCGTAGAGGTTACGAATTGCTCCTGCAATAGTATCAAAAGTTTTAATCTCTTCATCACTTATTGAAAGTTTACCCCACTTAAACTCTTCAGCTGTTTCAGAAGAAATACTAGTTACTCCTTTTAATAATCCAACAGTCTCTTGAATAGGCATATTGTACTGCTGCATTTTTTCTTGGATAACCATGTACGGTTTTCTTCCTCTCACCGCATAAAAATTTACAGTGTTAGTAAAAGACCAGTTCTCTCTTCCAGAATTAAATCTAGGTACATCTAATGCATCAAAATTATCATTAATGATATAATAGATAGGCAACCCTAAATCTTTCCTGACCTCAAATGTATTATGTCCTTCTCTGATAGTACCATCAGCATTAACATAAATTACCATTTTAAGATCTTTTTCCACTATAGAATTTTTTATTTTTTTATAGTGACTATCTGTGGATGGTCTGTTTCCTTTCGTTTTCTTAAACCAAGCATAGTCTTTAGTAGAATATACGTCGGTGTATTTATTGTGCTTTTTACTTTTCATTATTGTCTTTCTTGTTTGCATGGCGCTTTGTTGACGTGTCCATGTTATACGTCATTTTGGCATTATAGCCTAAAATTTTTTTAATCTTTGCTAGGGTCATATAATTTATATTTTAATGTTAATTCATCGCCTTCTTCAATGTCTTCAATAACTATGATATTCCATCTATCAAATCCAGGTCTGATTCTAACTTGAGATCGTTCACAGTTAGGTGTCTCAGCATGATTAATAAATCCTCCAAGTGGAGTTCTAATGTACTCTCCATCAATTCTATAATGAGATATACCAAGCGCCGTTCCCATCACTAACCTGCGTGTTGTGAATAATCCCTGGCCCGCGATCCCTGAGTCGGCAACCGTGATCCCTGAAGGCAGAGGTCGATATGCCTCTAACTGCTCTATTAGATCATGGTATTCTTTTATGTCTTTATCGTTCATCATTTATACATCCCAAACATGTCTATATTTTAACAAGGTATTTCGTAGTGTTTCTATTCTTTCAAACAGCATTTTATAATTTTTAGCATCAGATTTCATGTGATTAAAATCCCTTTGTACTAAAGAAAAATTTTCCGGACCATTATCCGTTCGGTCACCATTAATATGATCAGTATGAATATCATTCCCTTTTACATCAACAACTTTATCAGACAGTTTGCAGCGGACCATAGGTGTCATAATAGGTTTGCCATCATCATAATAATCTAACTCGCCCGTCCATTGATTAACTGCTTGCTTTGCATCATTTTCTTTTGTCATACCGTCTTTGGTGAGCGCCGGCCACAGTAACTTTAGACAATCTAATAATTTTGTATTTTTATGTTTTAATCCCATTCTATTTCTCCTTATTTTGCTTCTTGTTGGTCCATATAAAAATGCTCTACCTATTTTTCTAAGTAAAGACTGTTTATATACAAACGGTTTCTTAGGTTTTCCTTTTTCATATACGTAACGCCAAATTTTTCTCCATTCACGTCTGCCCTCCCGGGATTTAATTTTCTCGGCTGCGCCTTCGGTTAAATGATAATTAATAGTTCCCTTACTACATTTTAATTTTTGAGCAATTTTGTTATAAGATAAATTATCTTTTCTTAGGACAAGGATTTGTTCTTTGAGCTGCCTCGCAACTGAAGTATTATTTCTCATTTCCTAACCGTAATGGTCCATGGTGCATTAGCCGTGCGCAATCCATCCTTACTTTCGTCCCAATATCTTTTACAAAGATTACCTGAGCCTGCGATGAATTCATGCTGCTTTTCAGCATGCGGATCGTAAGGTCTTTTAATCTTCTTACCATCCGATTTGGAATAATAATTTATATAATATTTATTGGTCATAGTACCACCACCAACATATACAAAGATAATAAAATCATAAGAGTAAGCCCGGAAAAAACAATTATAAAAAAGTTGTTCATGATTGTCGAGTCTCTCGTTCTAATGCTAGGTCCACTACATTATCTCCTAGATCCTGTATATCCGGCTCATAGTGATCTATAACTTGTTCTATCTTATGTAATTTTACAATGGTATGAGGCCATAGTAATTTACACACATATAAAGCGTCTCTGTGGGAACATTGCCAACGATATTGTTTTTTCTTCCCGGGTGCTTTCTTTTCACGTAATGTGCCACAACCCAAAGTCTCATGAACTAATTCCATAACATTTTTATCCGGCATAGATATTTCCATTCTTATTTTCCAAACCTTAGTAGGGTTTTTGATCTTTCTTTTTTCTATTATTTGTTTGTAATAAATACTGCCTTTACCATCAAAGACTCCGGCTATGTATGCAATGTCTAGTTTAAAATTATCGTTCATCTTCTTTCTGTAAACGATGATATATATGAGTTTTAATATCTTTCTCCGTTTTGATAATTGTTAAAAAATCTACACCACTATAAGCTTTGGCATAGATATTATTACTTGCAGCAATTCCAGCGGTTGAGCTGAGCATAGCGAACTCAGTGCAAGAACTTGTAAGTATTACGATCATGGTGATCAGCATCATCACTTGAAACCATCGGGGGTTCGTATACATAAAATTCTCCTTCTGAGTCACATTCCCAACATTGGTGAATGTGATCCTTTTGATCTATATGGACAACCTTAACATATCCATTGCCATTACACACGTCACAAATTGCTTTGTGGATTCTATATTTTTTTAATTTTACCATTTAACTTTTTTGCTTTCTCGTTGGTTAATGCTTCAATGGTTTTACTAATTGATAATTTTGCATCCGGTAATAATACCTTCGACAAACTAATCAAAGTCTTGTATGTTTCATGCGTAAGTGAAACATTTCTATATTTACTGATATCAGTCATAGTTCCTTTCATTTATAATGACTATATAGGATTTTTTAAAAGGATTGTCAATGATAAAATTTACTTTAACACTATGGGTGTGTTCTTTTTTAAGTACGCCAAGTGTATGTATGCCTCCTGTACAAAGTCCACTTCTATATAATAGCTGGTATGAATGCTCTCGAGCCGCACACCAAGAATCTGTAAAGATTTATTCTCAGATTGGGTATAAGATGGTTAATGAAGCCAGACTTGCTACGCGTTATGCTTGTAAGGTAGAGAAGCTTATTTGACAATATGGCAGAAATATGGTAGGAGAAATCTTCTCACCACAATTAACCTATTCCTTTTCCCTTTGGGATAGGTTTATTCACAAATAACACCTTGCCAAGTTCCTCGACCATCATTCAAATAGAATCCATTTTTTATTGAATCTTCAAACTCTTTATAGGTGGCTATGACTTCTCTATGATCATCCGCGAACATTAAACATTCGTGAACTTCCATAGGTCTACCTAGGTCGTATCTTTCTTGTAGGAGCGTTCCGTCGAAAAGTAAAATCAATATTACGAGTGTCTTCACCATGTATTTTTTGTCCCCATTTAACAATTCTATTAAAATTTTTGGCCTTAATACTCATGTCAGGACCAAATCTTCGCCAGGAAGACTTAACAAGATTTAGCTCTAAAAGCAAGCTAGCCCATTGTTTCTGAGATATATTAGATACTTTTATATGTACTTCTTTCATACTGTATATATAGGGTAATATAGGACTTCTGTCAATATTTAATCCTGTTTAATCATATCTGCTGTGTCGTATGCACACTCGGAGATATATTCATTTATTAATTCTTGTTGACAATCTATGCAAATTTTTTTGTCATAGTTTGACCACTCGTCTGGCTTTGTTTCAGTTTCACAACTTTTACAAATATTCATATTTCCTCCTTTCATACTGTATATATAGGATATTAGATGACTTCTGTCAAGTGCCAGTTTTAGGTAAAAATCTTCCCATTCTTTTCTCGTGTTTATTGCGATTCTTTTTATGGCGTCCGGGTCGATGTTTTTTAGTTTGTTTGTGGTAGGTGCTAACCCCCCACTTTGGGACTTTTGCCATCTTTTTCTTCAGGGAATTTGGTTATAGCTGGTAAATATCTTATACTACCATTAATATATTGTTTACAATCAGCACCACAGTTCATGCATCTATAAATTTCAGGACTTAAAGATACAAACATGGTTTCATAAGAACAAGTAGGACATACTCCACCTGTTACTTGTGCTGCTACATCAAGAGCTTTGCCAAAAGGACCTTGTCCGAACATGTTTATCTTTTCTCCTATACTTAGTTTTATCTCTTATAATTTTCTGTGTAAAGAACTTTAAAGCTTTAGCAATGAAGTTCCTTTTCTTAATATCCCGAATTACCACCTTCTCCTCTCGGTGTAGCACTACTATCATAATTGTCTGAATCATAGCCGTGTTTCAATACTTCTATAATTCGTATACGCCCTTGAGTTTGTCCTTTTTCTTCTATGTATTCTACTTTTGCTTTAACATTTGGACCGCATTTAAACTGAACGCGCTCGGGTTGGATCGTACGTTCCGCGACACGCTTTGAGCGAAGGCATTCGGCCATCGATTTTTGGTATGTGTGCTCGACTAATTTACCATCCATAAAGAGGCAAAGTGCTACGCACATTATTACTTCTTCCATTAGTGAGTACCTCCATTACTGAATTCTCTTTGTTTGTCTTTTAATTTTTCTACATCTGATTGTAGCTTCTCAACTGCTTTAGTTAAAGCTTTTATATTAACTTCATTGTGTAGCATCCCATCAATTCTTTCCTGTTGCTTGTCAGTTTGTTTATATAATTCTTCGATCAGCATAAATTGCTCTGAATCCGCGGGGTAAGGATCCGAGTAATCCACGAGGCCATTTTATCCTGAACTCTGAATTCATTTCGAGATCCTTCTCCATAATTTGTAGTTTAGTTGCGTGTGCATTTAATTTTTCTTGTATACCGAAAAAAGCCCAGGTGCCGATCGCGACCAGCGCGATGAGGCTGGCTACGGTCTTCATAGGCATTTGAACTTTTGCTTCGTCTGAAATTTTAAGTGCCATTAGTTATCCCCTATACCAAAAGTACCAGAACTAACATTAGGATAATTATTAAAGCCTGCACCGCTTTTTCTGTTGCGTGAATTCTTTTCCTTGCCTTGCTTCTTCTCCGGAAAAGCTTTAACGTTCTGTACTTCATTAACGCCCCCATCAGTCATACTAGTTACAATTTTCTTTGCTTAAGTCTACCGGTATCTCTTTTGTAAACCAAATCCAAGACGATAGTTTAGTTCCTTCTTGTGTGTAAGTACATCTAGGTCCTACTGCAACACAAGAAGTGAATGCAAGTAGTGATAGTATTAAAAATATTTTTTTTATTATTGACATGATAAACACTCGTCTTCATCACTGATGACAAGTCCTTCTGGTTCTTTACTCTTAACTTCTACACATTTACAGTTTTCACAGGTGCATACTCCGTATACATCTGCATGCAGTTCACCATCACAGTGACATTTACAATTACAATTTTTACATTTTCTAGTCATTATTTTTGCCAATTAAAAAGCCAATTTACAAGTTTTTTCCACAAATTTTTAATCATTTTTTTTCTCAATATTATAGAAGTACCTATCGGTATCTTCTGTTTTCCATTTACCTGTGTCTTCCACATTCCAATCTGAAGTTTGAACTTTCCAATCTGGTACTTCATCTCTTACTGTGAATGAAGGTATATCCCAAAGGATACGATTGTTAGGTTGTGCTGCATAATTTCCATCCTTTAATGCGAGGATGTGGGCGCACTTATGTTCATGCGGTATTTCGGAATGATCTGTATCTACTATATTACTCTCTGGGTGTGCCCAGTCAACTGTAAAAAGATATTTACCTCTGTGGCATTTTTTATCTTTACCCCAATATTTTCCACTACTTCCCTTAATTAGATCCCAACAAGTAATAGCAGGATAATAACTGAAGCAATTCCATAGCTCCAGCTCATCAAGTCTATGTCCAGGAACTTTGTCTGCTTTAAAATTTCTTTGAATGAAAGCGGAGATTGGTAGCCTATAGAATACAGCACCATTTTCCATAATTGCATGAAAGAGTATAGCATTCCCTGCCATCGATGTGATGCCAAAGATAATGCAGTCTTCAACTTCTCCATGATGTTCTTTAAGATCATAGAGATACTCTCTCCTGATCTGTGAATACATCACAGGAATGTTCACATTTAAATAGGCCATAATTAAATATATTTATATTTTTCATGATCACTGTCTAGTGTTTTATAATTACACATCAATTCTTCATCTTTGTCAATATCTCTTAAAGCAAATCCCGCATGAGAAAGATTAGGATTATTAGAGTGATTTAAAAATTTTTCATTATCTAACTGAACACACCAATTATCCGATCCAAGAGGTTCCTCATAACCATAAGTTAATAAAAAATTACAAATAACTTTAGGATAAGTCAAAACCTCTTTTTTTGAAAAATTTACCTCGAATTTTTTAGCTAGTGGAGAATCATAATCACAAACTTGAGAACCTTTTTTAATAGGTATATTTGCAAAAACTCCGATACCGTGGATTTTACTTTGGTGTAAGTAGGTATCGAGTAAGATCATGACTCATGTCTTAAGTTGCTAAAAAATATATAGCAATGATTACTACCACGACACCGACCGCTGCTTTTGGGTGCGCCTGTGCTAGTGCCCATAGTTGTTTAACTTTGTTCATAGTTTTCTCCTATTTTTCTTTTATTGTACCCCAGTTTTTACCCTTTTTATAGTTAACTTTATTTTTAACTTCAAGAGGAATAGCCTCTTCCATTATTTCCTTTACAATTGCAGCCTCTTTATCATTTTTTATAGAGAGACACAACTCATCATGTATTTGTATTTGTGGTAAAATTCCCTTTTCATACAAATTTACCATTGCTTTTTTAGTCATGTCAGCTGCACCACCTTGAATTAGTCTATTTAAAGCTTTGTAAGTAAAGGCGGATTTATAATAATTGTCAAAGTTCTTCATATAATCATCAGCGATATGATCTTTAAATTTATCTAATAATTCAGATTTAAAATCTTTTTCCGCATTTTCTTTTGTTAATATTGGAACTGGCTCATATCTATTAGTTGTATTATTCCATTCTCGATTCCGTGTTTCCCATTTGTTAAATCGACAGAACCTATCTTCCAGTGTAAAGAGTAATTTATGTTCTTCTGCAAACTCAATTAAATCTTGGGATAGTTGTTTTACAAAAGGTACCGTGGCATGATAGGTAGCAAATAATTTATTGGCTTCGTCTTTCGTAAGGTTTAATTCTTTTTGTAATTTTATTTTACCCATTCCATAGAAGAGTCCTAGGTTGATGGTCTTGGCCGTGATCCGTGGTATGTTAGCCATGTCTGCTACGATCTGGTGAAAGTCTGCGTTGTCCTTGTTAAATTCCTCTTGTAATGTATCTGTTCCGGGTAAGCCTAGCTTTAATGCGTAATGCACAACTATCCGTGGTTCTTGTTGAGAGTAATCAAACGATCCCCAAACACACCCATCATCAGGGATAAATAATTCCCTCATCCTTTTCCCAACCATACCTTTTGCTGGAATCTGTTGTAGATTAGGATTAGACATAGAAAATCTTCCAGTAACTGTTCCACCTTGGTCTGATCTAATTTGATTTATATCTGCATGGATTCTACCCTTATGTACAAATTCTAATAAACCTTCAATAAAAGTATTCTTAGCTTTATCACATTCTCGTGCTTTTAAAATCATATGCAAGAAACGATTCTTGTGAGTCTTTAAATAATCTTTTGGTAATTTAGGTAGGGTAGATTTAACTAATTCTGTTTTAACTTTACCAGTTTCTTTATCAATAATAGGTTTACCTTTTTTATCTTTAAGTTTTTTAGTTCTATCTTTTGTTTTTTTGTAGTCAGTTATTTTCTGATGCTCTAATAATTTTTTAATAGAAGAAGCCGCCCATATCTGTACATCAATCTTAGTATGTTTTTTAATAATTTTAAGTAAATTATTTTTACGTTTATCCAGCCATTTTCCAAGAATCTTCGCTTTTTCGACATCTATTTTAACTCCCTTGAATTTCATGTCAACAAGACAGGGAAATAATTTAGTTTCTAATTGAAATATTTTTCTACATGTTTTTAATTCTTTACTTCCATCCTCATTATCTTTTGTGTATAATACTTTGTCCAAATATTTTGTGTCAAACAGTTCCCACAGTTTTAAAGTTAAATTTACATCTTGTTCTGCATAATCTTTTACTAAGTGATACGGAAGTTTGTGCATGCTAGTCATAGGATCTTTTATGGTTCCATTAGACCATTTTAAAACTTTAGCTGTTAGATCATATTTGTATTTAGATTCTTTTAAATAATCTTTACTAATTGAGTCCAAAGAATATTTCATTCTTGTTTCGTCAATTACAGAAGCTGCGATCATAGTGTCGAGCAATGGTCCTTGTGGCATCTCTCCAGTTGCCGATCTAATCCAACAAACGTCGTACATGGCATTGTGAAAAACCTTACGTAAATCCTTGTTTTTAAACACTTTTTTGTTCAAATAGTCCCATGTTTCTTTAGTGTTTAAATTTGCTGTCATGTGATGGGCAATAGGGAAATAAAGAGCTTGATTCTTGGTAGCTATGGCTATGCCGGTAACAAAACCATCTTTTCTAACCGCGCCGGACCCTTTTGTTTTTAAATTAGGATCATATGTTTCTAAGTCGATTGCAACTGTGTCTATACCTGTTAGGTCTAGTTCATTTAATTGTGGAACTTCACACATTATTTTTCTTCCATTCGTTATAGTCTTTAGCCCAGTCGGCGGACTTCCTTTCTTTTGTTTGTCTTCTTGCTTCTTGGTATGATTCTTCTAATTCTTTCTTTTCTTTCTCAGCTTCTTCTAAGAAATCTTTAGGGTAATCTCTATCGATTGCCATTTGACAGTAGTGAATAGCTTTTTCCAAATCTTGCTTTTGTCCTTTCTGCTTGTGTCTGCACAAATATTTTATAGCGTTTCCTTCTGCGAAAGGCAAATTATTTTTGTTTATAAATTCTGAAGGTTGAATCTTCATCGATTGATAATGAGATCCTCCTACTTGTTTTTTATATACGTTGCTCATATTCCTAAATGTAGATATATCCATAACGCTGTGAATAAAGCCATTGTTATTAAATCCATTTTAGCTGCCATATTTATCTTCTCCCTAATGTTGTTTTATATTTTCCTGGGCTTTGTGCTAAAGTCCAATAGTCAAAGACTCCTCTACTGTAGGCAGTGTATGCTAGTCTGCATTGAGTAAACCAATTTTTTTCTCTTCGTGTTAGAGTATGATCTACAATAACATTATCAAATGTTAGGCCCTTGACTTCATGAATGTTTCCATATTTAATTTGAATCTTTTTATCAAAATCAAACCCTTTTGATAAAACTTTTTTAATATAAAGTAATTTTTCTTTTGTAGTTTTAGAAGGAACCCTAACTAAATCAAAATCGTTATATTGTTTAGTGTCCTCTTTAAGAACTTTTTTTTGTATTAATTCATCAATTGTGTAATCTTTGTTAACCCACTCCTCAAAATTTAATACTTCTCCTTTTTTTAATTTAACTTTAACTTTACTTCCTGCATACTCACAGAAATGTTTTACCTGAGTACGGCTCATTGGTACACCTCTTATAAAATCGGGCCATAGATGATGAGCTCTTAGTTCTTTTTTAGATACATGAGCTGAATTTCTAACATGGGCATACTCTAATCCATGGGAATCAAAGAATTTTTTACAACGAATATCTCCTGGAGTTCCTCTATAGGTAAATAAAAATGTTTGATTAGTATTTTTTATTTTATCTAATAAAATATCTAAATGGCTAGAACCTTCGAAGTTAGCTAAATAATAGCCATTGCCTTTAATAACTTCCCCTATATGGCCCATATTATGTTTCTCAGTATACTTAGCTGGTGTCCATACTCTATGAGACCCATAATGATTCCAAATATCTAAAATAATTTCTTTGCATTTTTTATTTATAGCTTCGCTACATCGTAAGCCTTCTCTTAATTCTTTATAAGGATGAGCCGCTAATTTGTGGTACTTGTCTGCATCTGATCCTGCGTATTCAAATAAGGTTTGATCTGCATCACCCACTAAATAATAATGACCCTCTTTTACATTGATGGCCATTTTTTCAATAGCTTTGGTTTGAGGAACATTACTATCCTGACATTCATCTATAATGACTGCATCAATGTCTGGATCTCTTACATCATCCTCCATTTTTTTAGTTTTTTCATTATATGTTTGTTTTATAAAGTCTTCAATCATATCTGTGTAATCACATTTATTATTATCTTTTTTGTATTTTTCATATATTGGAAGAAGCTCTTTAATTAATTCAATCCTATAAGGTCTATAAGCAAATT